TATCCACCTGTTCCTCGGTGACTTCGATCGGGTCCTCGCCATTCTCGACGCGCCGCTGGACCTCGCGCTCGAGCAGACCTCTCACCTCAGCCCTGACCGTTCGCATCAGTCGCAGGTCGATCAGGTCGAACTCGGCGCTCGTAATGCGGACAGAACCTCCCGTGAGTGTCGCGTCGCCGATCTCACCGATCATGTCGGTGACCTTCGCCCACGTTGGCTCGGCGCGTTCATCGTCCCTTGCATCCGGCATTCGGGCTACCTCTCTGACGATTTCTTCTCGCGCTGGAGCCTCTTGAGGCTGCCGACGATCATGCTCAACAGCCGACGGCTCTCCTTCTCGTCGGGTGGATCCGTGAGCAGACGAGCGACCTGCTCTTTCCCCAGCCAGCGGGGCTCCGCCATCACCCGATCGGGCCCCACGATCAGGACGAGCGTCAAATCATGCTCCGATGCCACTTTCAGCGCGGATCGCAGCGCGTCTTTCAGCGGGAAAATGATCTGCTTTCGCGCTCGAGCGATGCGCCGCTCGTCGGCTTGCTTCGATGGCACTCGGGCTACCTCCCCGACGGTTCGTCCTTCGACCACGTTCCGGACTCGGAGTCGTACGTCATCGAGCCGGGCTCTCCGCTGGTCCACTGGCTCGTGGCATCCGGGATGTACCGATCACCAACCTGAGGGCCTTCCGGATCCCGTGTGACGTGGAAGCCCACCCGGGAGCCCTGCGGGCCGATGCGTTGCGCCTCGAATCGAATCTTGCCGCCTGCCACCTCGACATGGAAGAGCGGGGCATATTTCCCGCATCGTGAGCACCGCGGCGAATCGACCCACAGCTCGCTACCGACCGCGGTTCGCGTCATTTCGAAGCGGCATCCACATGAGCGGACGACTTCAGGGCCTTCCATGCCCGCCATCCTACCCTTCGCTCGTCGGGCCAGCCACCCGACGGTTGATGGTTCACTTCCTACTTCACTCGCCTAACCTAGAGCTGTAAAGCCGGAAGGCTCACCGTCCCCATCCCCCGACCCAGCCCTTCCGGCGCGGCCGCGGCGGGAGCCCGCGTCGCGGGGGCGCGGTCGGCGCCGGCGCCGGCAGCGCGCCGGTCGGCCGCGGCACCGGCACCGCGAGCGCGCGAGCGCGCCGCGGCAGGTCCAGCTGGCCCATCTGCTCGGTGATCCGGAGCGCTGAGAGCGCGTATTGGCAGCAGTCGAGCGCCTCATTGCGCTCCCGGAGCTGCTCCCACTTACGTTTCGCGATGCCGGTCGGGCCGGTCTTCCAGATCCCGCGCTCGGCCGTCAGCTGCTGCATGTACTCGAGGTCCACCCAGGCCGGGAAGTGCATGAAGCCGGGGCCCGAGGTGAGGATGTTGAGCCGGCGGTAGACGGTCTCCTTCGCCGTGTCGGTGCAGATCATGAACAGCGGGGTCCGGTACTGGTTCTTCAGGCTCGGCCGCTGAACGATCGGCCGGCCGGTCGTGCGATCGCCCTTCACGGCGAACACGCGCCGGCGACGACGGGCCTTGCAGAACCGGTAGACCTGGTCGGTCGCGTGACCGCCAGAGTCGACGGCCGCGCACTCGATCCGCAGCTGACGGCCGCTCTCGTGCGTGAAGCGCCGGAGCAGCTGCTGGTCGAGCTCGAACCAGACCTTCGGATCGTTGACCGGGTCGCCGAAGATCTGGCGGTGCTCGATCAGCCACGACTCTTCTGCCACTCCCCAGCCCCACACGCTGATCTCGAAGCGATCGTCGTGGACGTCGACGCCGGCGGTGAGGATCCCGACCCCGTTCGGCACCTCGCCGCGCACCGCACATGGCTCGAGGCGCTCCATCAGCGGATCGGCATCCGCGCCCGAGCCGCGATCCTCATAGGTCTCGGCGAGCTTCGTGTTGATGAAGGCCTTCAGCATCAGCGGATTGCCCTGAGCGTCCTGCCACGCCCGCGCGAGATCCGCCCAAGTCGTCCACCCAATGGGTGCATACATCGCGCTCAGGTGATAGCCGGTCCGACCGTCCTTGCCCTCGGCGGTCGGCCGCCACTCCCCGTGCTCGAGCATCCACGTCTTCGCGTCTTCGTCGATGAACGCGCCGCAGCTAAGACACACGAGCGCCGCCGTCTCCGGCTGCCCCTCGTCCCAGCGGATGTTCTCCCAGCGGATCCAGTCGTAGGCCTTCGCGGGATCCGCATCCGGGTTGCAGTGCGGGCACGGCAGGAAATAGTGGCGCTGGTCGGTCTTCAGGAACTCGCGCTCGATCAGCGAGCCGCCCTTGTAGGTGGGGGTGCTGATCTTGAGGAACTTGGCGTTGTCGTAGGTGGCCGCGCGGTTGCTCGCGAGCGTGACGGGGTCGCCCTCGTCGCCGACCTCGATCGGGAACCCGTCGAGATCGTCCATGATCACGAATCGGGCATCGAGCTGACGGAACGCGTTGCCCGAGTTCGCACCGCGCAGCCGCAGCATGCCGCCCTTGAACCGCTTGTTGAACGTGGAGTTGCTCGAGTTGCGCGAGCGCGCCGTGGCGACTGCGTTCCGGACCACCTCCGTGTTGTCGATCATCGGATCGAAGGTCGAGCGGACGCGATCCTGGACGAGCTCACGGCTCGGGCAGTAGAAAATCGCCGGCCCCAGACCGTTGGCCATGATGTAGCCGCAGAACGTCGCGGCGACCTGGCTGCCGCCCATCTGCGCCGGCTTCATGACGGTGAAATCGCGGGTCGGATCCATCACCGAGAGCCGCTGTAGCAGCTCGCGCCAGAAGGGAACCCGATCGGTGCGCCAGGGCCCGTGCTCGCGGGCCTCCTCGGGCGCCAGGATCCGGTACAGATCCGCCCAGGCATCGACCGTCAGCTCGGGCTCGGGGGCCAGACCCTGCAGGTAGGACTCGACGACGATGTCGAATGCGGAGCTCACGCGGCCACCTGGTGGCGGCGGCGCGCGGCCGCGCGGCGGCGCGCGCGCGCCTGCTGGCGCATGCGTATCCGCCGGCGAGCGCAGAGGAGGCAGCGCTGAGCGCGGTAGCCGGCGCGGAAGCGGCGGCCACAGTCTGGCTCGGCGCACCAGAGCCATCGGTACCAGGACAGCGTCCGCATCCGGGGCGGACGCCGGCCGATCGCGAGCTGCTCGAGCGGACACTTTTCCCCGGGGCGCAGGCCCTGGGCAGCGCGCCGGCATTCTCGGCGCAGACGATGACGGCGCGCCGCGGCGGTCCGGCGGCAGGGTGCGTGGTAGCGCTGGGTGCGCGAGGCGTCGACGATCGGTCGGCCGCACATGACGCAGGGACGCGTCCACGTGCGCGTCACGATGCCTTCCCGGTGAGGCCGGCGGCACGTGCGCGGGAGACCGCGTCACGCCACGCCAGCGAGCGACGCGAAACCTCGACGGCGCCCAGCTCGAGCGCACGACGTCGCAGCTTCGGCGACAGATCGAAGTGCACCACCGAGGTCTTCTGGAGCCACGACTCCTGCATCCCGAGCTGGCGCACAGCGAAGTCGAGCAGCTCCTCGAGGGAGGCATCGGACCAGCAGTGGCACGCGTAGCCGCCGCGCCACGGGGCGCCGCATGCGGCCAGCTCGTCGACGTAGATCACGAGGCCGCTCCCGCGCTGGCGCCGGCGGCATCCGTGGGCCGCTCGAGCGGCGTGCTGGAGAGCCCGTCCATCACGCGCCGGTTCTCCTCGCGCAGGATCCGCTCGATCTCGCGCCGCGGCTTGCCCACGAGCCTGGCCGAGACCCGGGAGAACATGGCGTCGATGGCGTCCCGCGTGCGGCGGCCGAGCTCGAACTGGGCGAGCCGCACCTGGTCGGCGTCGATCTTCCGGCCGAGCAGCTCGTCGAGCTCGAGCTGCTCGCGGCGGGCCCGGATCGTCTCGCGCACCGCGCGCGCGTGGTGGTAGTTCGGCCCGCGGGACTCCGGCGCGCCGCCGGCGCCGGGGTCCCCCGTCACGGCTCCGGTCGCCGAGGGGCGCGTGGTCGCGCGCCACATCGCCTCAGCCTCCTGAACGCGGATCCGCCCTCGCTCGACTGGCGTCCGACCGTCCGCGATCGCCTTGTAGACCGCCTGTGGACTCACGCCCATGTGCGTGGCGAACTCCCTTGCGGTCATCCACTCGGTCAGCGTCTGCGTCACGGGCTAGGCCTTCTTCTCGCGACCCCGGATCGCCTTGTCGGTGATCGCCGTGATGGCCTCGGGCAGGCTCACGCTCCCGCGCCGGCCGTTCAGCCAGGCGAGGAACTCGTACCAGCGGGCCTTCTGGTCCTCGTTGTCGAACTCCAGCATGTACAGGATCTTCCCCGCGCGGCCCGCGGTGCGGCCCTCATCCGCCGGCGCCTCGAGCTCGCGCTGGTAGCCGCGCAGCTCCTCGTCGGTGAAGCCGGTGACGTCGATGTCGAAGGCCTCGGCCTTCAGGTCCGCGATCTCCTCGAGCAGGAGCTTCGCGTCCCAGCCCGCGTCCTGCGCCAGGCGGTTGTCGGCGAGCAGGAAGGCTCGCAGCTGCGTCTCGGTGAGGTCATCGCGGACGATCACCGGGACCTTGTCGAGCCCGAGCCGGCGCGCGGCCATCAGCCGTCCGTGGCCGGCGCGGATCTTCCCGCGGCCGACGAGGATCGGCTGGGTGAACCCGAACTCGACGATGCTGGCGACCAGGTCCGCGATCTGCTGTGGGCTGTGCGTGCGCGGGTTGCGCTCGTATGGCTTCAGCTTCTCGATCGGCCAGAGTTCGACCCGGTTGATGACGGTGATGCCGGTTGCGGCGGCTCGGCTCACCGATACGCCCCGCCTGACTTCGTGGCGATGCTGGCATTCGCGGTCATCCGCGCTTCCCGGAGCAGGCGCATTGCGGCTGTCCGGTCCGGCGAAGGCGGGCACTCGTTGTGGATCACGAGCGCCGCGGCCTTACACGCCGCGCTGACGCGTTGGTACTTCGCAGCCTGCTCGGGCGTCGGGGCGTGGTACGTGAACAGGTCGTCGATGATCTGTTCGGGCGTGGTGCTCGTGTCGTTCGCGTGATCGTTCATCATGGCGTCCTCCTTGTGGGTCGTCGGTGACAACCAAATCTGTTGTTCGGTTGTCACCACTCAAGCCGCTGGCGGCACGTGCGTTGCGCCGAAAGTGTCAACCGAATCTGTCAACCGATTTTGTGCGCCGATCACTGGCGAAACCACGGGGTCGCCGTCACC